AGATTATGGGCTTATGGGAATAAGGTAATTATTTGCCGTTCTTTAGATGAGTTTATGAACGAAGTAAATACATACTTTACCACTTAAACAATAATACTACCGTTCATATACTTTGCCGTTTTGGATTCGAGGGCTATATATGATATTTGATTCATAATTTAAACGACACGGAAATGAACGACCTAATTATCAAAACATTTATTGACAGCGAAATACTACCTAAGACTGTTAATATTAAGGATGCTGTAAAACTTGCAAGGCTTTCTTTTTTGGAAGGTGAAAAGGCGGGCAAAGCTAATGGTGAAGAATATCTTCAAGGAATAGTAGATGCAGTAATTAGCAATGGAATAACAAAGAAAGATGATATGTATTATTTTAATTCTGTTTCAGATAGCAAGTTTACCTTTGAAGAGATAATGATAATCTTTAAACACGATGGTAAAACGTGTGAATAACGGGGGTTAGCACAGGCAGGTGTGTTGCCTACCACCATTTTAAACTTAAGGCGATGGACTTAATAACCTATAAAAACAAAGAATCACTTTTGGCAATGGCAAAAGCTTTAAATATGACTTATGCATTATGGGATATTCCAAGTACTTCTATTTCATTCAGAATATTTGACGAAAACGGAAAAACCAAACAATTACACATTTACAGATACTAAAATGGGCAGATACCTAGACAACGGGCGCAACCGTAAGCACCCATACATGAAAATGACATCGGAAGATTTTGACTTCCTAAAGCCCGTTAAATCGGGAATCAGACTAATGAATGAAACCGAGCTTAGAATCAATTTAAGGCATAGACAGTTAATGAAAGTAGTATATCCTGAAAAAATAAAAGCGGGCTCATTAGCATATCAAGGAACTAATTGTGTTTATATATACTATAATGACAGCGTTTCAATGTTTTCACAAATAAGACCTTGCTACAGTCCTAAAATTGGTTCTTTAAGAGTAAAATCATGGAAACACTAATTCACATTACCTCAATCTATTGCTACCTACTTTTAATCTGGGTGCTTATCCAATGGGCTAAAATCATATTCCAGTACACGAACACCCCAGAAGGCTATAAAGCCGCCTTGCAAGAATTTAAAGAGCATTGTGAGGCTAAAGAACGATTAAAACACGATAAGAATTTTGGAATTAAAATATACTTCAATGAAGACCATTAGAAAAATTAAAATAGAAATCAAAAAACTGATTGCCACCTGGTGTCTTGATTGGGCTTTAATGGTTTTACCCGATGGAGAATTTCGGGTAAGATATGCCATGTTTTTAACTCAAAATATTGATAAGTTATGAAATACCAATTCAAAGAAGGCGATGGAAGCCATGGAGATATGACCATTGAGCAATGTAATATCGTGCTTAATAGGTTGAGGGGGCAAGGTTATGAGTCATTTTCAAATGAAAGTTGTGATTTTGTATATTGCAAATTTATGTTTGTAGAAAATTATCCTTTAGAAATTTGTAGAACTCTTAAAAGTTGGAGTACTAAAAATGAAATCCCATTCGAGCGATGGATGGAGATATTAGATATGAATGAATGGTCTGATTTACACGGGTTCGGATTAATCGATTGGACTTATCAAGAAAAAAGTGCCATGTTTAAAAACGATGTAACGGTTCATGCTGAAAGTTACGAACATATCAACCCGTACATTCCATTTTTAGAGAACGAGAAACAAAGCCTATTCGTGCCATTGCCAATTGAAGGAGATACAATGACTTACAAGGGAGTATCAACCAAAATCAAAGAACATCAAGAACGCTGCAAAAGCTTTATCGAATACATTAACATGGATTCAGATACATTTGTTAAAAAGATGCAGTATTCTTACGATGTAGAATCTCAACAAAAGGCCATAATAGCCGAAATTAAAGAAGTCCTAACTCATATTCCTGATAATAAACTAGCAGGATACCCCGAAAAATTGCGTAAATTGGCAGAGAAACTAACTAGATTATGAGAACATTACAAGAAATTCAAGAAGAAGAAGCAAAGAAAAGAGGCTTTAGAGATTTAGAAGATATCCGTTATGATATGGATTACGAATACCTTACATCATGCATGAAAGAAGCGCAAAAGGAAGCAATTAAACACTATCACAAAGAGGTGCAATCTTTAAATTATTGTACCTCTTTCAATCCATTAATTAGAGAAGAACTATTAAAAATCGAAAACCAATGAACAATTACCTAGTAAAAAATCACTCTACTAAAGATTGCGTAATTGTAGAAGGTGATAGATTAGGCATAGATGGTTCAATATTTGTTTACAAAAACAATACTATCGTTGCCGTATTCCCTAATACCTGTTCGATTCACGTATTAAAAGACTATATACCACCGACTAAAGAAGAAGAAACTACTAAAAAACAATACTATGAAAAATACACTGAAAAAAGCCTTTTTTACGATTTGCGTAATTTTATCAAGTCATTTCGTAAATGGTCAATCAATTACCGTAAGCACTAACGGCTCAATCGTAATTACCGAATCAGTTCTATTTAAGAACTTTGAACAGGCTCAAATGGGCTTAACCGTTATTAGCGGTCAAGAAACATCTATCGGTTACCGAGTAGGTACAAACCTGTTATTTAATCGGGTTTCACCTAATGCCTACATCACCAACACCATGGACTTTAAAGGTAATGTTTATGCAGCACCGAGCGTTTCAGTAGGTGTAAAGGTTTTTAAATTGGTTATCTTTACAGAATACAAATACGTTTATAAGATTACGGGAGGTTCTGGAGATAGTTTTATAGGATTTGGGATAAGGATATGAAAGGTAGGCCAAAGTTTGAATATACCGAACAATTAGCCAATGAAATACTAGAGGCTATTGCAACTTCTGAAAAGGGGTTGCATTTGCTTTGTAAAGAGAATAAAGAATGGCCTAGCTATCGGGTTGTATATGAATGGATTCAAACGAGAGAAGATTTCCGTAACAAGTATGCGCGCGCGCGCGAGGAGCAAGCCGATTACCTAGCAGACCAAATTATTGAAATAGCTGACGATTCAAGCGGTGATATTGAATATGACAAAGAAGGTAATGAACGGGAAAATAGGGAGTTTGTAAGCCGTTCAAAGTTAAAGGTTGAGGCTAGAAAATGGAAAGCCTCTAAGTTAGCTCCTAAAAAGTACGGGGATAAATTAGAAGTTGACCAGAACGTAAGCGGTTCAATAGTTTGGAAAGAAGAACGTAGTTATGAAGCTGACAATCAAGCAAACAAAAGCACTTGACACCTTAGAAGATAACCAAACAAGGGAGTTAATATTTGGAGGCGGTGCAGGGGGCGGTAAATCAGCCCTTGGTTGTTACTGGCAAATAAAGAACCGTTTAAAGTATCCATCAACCCGTGGATTAATTGGCCGTGCTGTTTTAAAAACACTAAAGGAAACAACCTTACAAACCTTTTTTGAGATAGCCCAGATGCAAGGTCTAAAGGCGGGCACTCATTTTACTTTCAATCAGCAATCAAACCAAGTAAGCTTTTTTAATGGTAGTACAATTCTTTTTAAGGATTTATTTTTATACCCTTCTGACCCTAATTTTGATGAGTTGGGTAGTTTGGAGATTACCGATGCTTTTGTTGACGAGGTTAATCAAGTATCTTTTAAAGCGTGGAGCATCACGGGCTCACGTATAAGATACAAGCTAAACGACTATAATTTAATTCCCAAGAAATTAGGAACGTGTAACCCTGCAAAGAATTGGGTTTATGAGAAGTATTTTAAACCAGATAGGGATGGGGTGTTACCTCCTAATCTTAGATTTATCCAATCATTAGTAACGGATAACCCGAATATCAGTAAGCACTATCTTGAAAATTTACAAACTCTGGACGATGTAGATAGGGAGCGATTACTGCATGGCAACTGGGAGTACGACAATGACCCCGCCCGATTGATGGAGTTTGACGCTATCAATGATATATTCAGCAATACCTATGTAGCTAACGGAAAGAAGTACATTACCGCTGATATTGCCCGCTTTGGTAACGATAAAACGGTTATCGGACTTTGGAACGGGTTGAGATGTGAACGGATTGAAATATTAACTCACTCGGATATAGTCAACACGGCAAATAGAATTAAATCCATTATGCAAGCGGAAAGTATTGGTACTTCTTATGTTGTGGTGGATGAAGATGGGGTTGGTGGTGGAGTTCGTGACATTCTAAAGTGCAAAGGATTTGTAAACAATAGTAGCCCCGTGGAGGTGCAAGGCCGTAAACAGAACTTTAACCACTTGAAGTCACAATGCTATTTTCATTTAGCGGAAAAGGTGCAAAAGGGTGAAATATACGTGAGCGAAAACAGAACGGAGGTAAGGCAGTCAATCATTCAGGAGCTAGAGCAGGTCAAACGGGATAAGATTGATATGGATGGGAAGCTATCCGTTATCCCTAAAGATAAGGTCAAAGAAAATATAGGCCGTTCCCCTGACTTTTCAGATATGCTAATGATGCGAATGTACTTTGAAGTTAAGAAACCACGTGAGATAGTAATTTATTAGTATATTTGCCTAAACGGTTTTGCAAATGAAAATACTTGGTTTAGAAATAAATAGGGCAAAGAAGGCGGCAAGCCCATTCCCCACGGATGTAGTAAATAAATTAAATCAGGCTTTAAGTCGATTCGGTTACACTACTTTCTTTTCGGATTCAAGCGATAATTACGTTAAAAAGGCATACGCTTACAATAACCTTGTTTACTCGGTAATTAACCGTAAGGCCGTAATGGCTGCATCTATTCCCTGGGTGCTTTATGAAGTGGTTGACAAGCAAGCCGCCAAAGCCTACCAAAATACATCCCTACAAACCAAAGCAAGTAACCCGTTAAACAGCCTTAAACTAAAGGCCAAAGCATTTAAAGAAACCGAACACCCCGTACTTAGTAGAATCTTAGAAAGGCCTAACCAGATGCAAGGTTGGCATGAATGGTATATTGGGGTATCTTCTTATAAGGATATCACTGGCAATGTGTTTATTTACGGTATGTCAACCGAAACGGGCAAAGAAGCGGGCAAACCTCAAGAATTATTTACCCTACCAAGTCAGAAAGTGGTTATTGAAGGCGGTAACTATATGCAGCCGATTAAGGGCTATAAAATGACACTTAATTTCGAGGTTCCTTTTACACCCTCTGAAATATGCCATGTTAAAAACTTTAACCCCGATTATGAAGGGGATGGCAGTTGGTTGTATGGTATGTCACCAATTAGGGCAGGGTTAAGGGCAATACAAGCAAGTAACGATAATATCACTGCATCCGCTAAGATGTACCAAAATCATGGAAGTAGCGGTATATTATCTAATGAAACCGAGGAGGCCGACTTAGCACTAAGCCCTGAACAAGCCATAAACCTTAAAGAGAAATATCAAAGGATGTACGGTGGTAGTGACCATATAAACGATATTATCATTACAACAGGTAAGTGGAAATGGCAGCATTTCGGTTTGTCAGCCGTTGACCTCGCCCTATTGGATGCAAGAAAAGCAGACCTTAGAGATATTTGTTCTTTATACCGTATGCAATCGCAGCTCTTTAACGACCCCGATATTACGGTAACCACGGGAATACTAGAGGCAAAGAAATCGTGCTATACTGATTCGATTTTGCCCGATATAGATCACGTTAAAGACGAATTAAATAGATGGCTATGTCAAGCGTGGAGCGGTAACGGAAAGACCTACTACATTGAGCCTGACATTAGCCAAATCATTGAACTGCAAGATGATTTTATGAAGCAAGTGCAATCCTTATCGGGTGCAGAATGGTTAACTACAAACGAAAAGAGAGCCTTCCAAAATTACGAGCCGTTAAAACTTCCTAATATGGATGTTCCTTTAATTTCAGCGGGCAAAGCACCAATAACCGATTTGAGCCTATCTAATGACATTGGACTATAAGAAAGTATGGCAGGAAATTGAACAAAAGCGAATTGAATTTGAGCCACAGGCAACAAAGGAAGTCCGCAAGGCTTTAATTAAGGCCACAAAACCATTTTATAGTGCTGCATCTAATGGCGAAGAAGAATATCTAAAGTACTACCTATCTTTAATAAATGACAAAGAACTAAAGAAAGCCTATCGATATATTTACTTTGATAAGGGGTATATCTTTTATCGTCAGGAGTATGGGCAATTAATGAAAAAATACTCTAAAGAGGCTACCGAGGATAAGTTCTATGCTGATATGACAACTTACTTTGATAGGTACATAGCTAAGAGAATAAAAGGTGTTACTGATACTATTCAAAAGAATATCAGTACTTCTATATTTAACCTAATGGCTAAAGAAGAGTTCGACTTTCAAGGTGCTATTGATTACATACTTAATTTAGGTTTGGGATTTGAGCCGTGGAGGGCTAACAGGATAGCACGTACCGAAATAGTAACTGCATCTAGTCACTCACGATTATTGGCAGCCAAAGAAACAGGATTAGAACTTAATAAAGTTTGGATTACTTCAATAGATGGGCGTGAACGGGCAGCGCATAGGGCAGCAGATGAGCAAACAGTCGGACTAGACGAGAAGTACTTAGTTGGTGGTGAACGTGTGCAATACCCAAGCGACCCCACTGCGAGCGCAAAGAATCGGATTAATTGCCGTTGTGCCGATGCTTATATCCCGATTGAAGAGGAATAACTAAAATTATTAGGATACTATTTTTTTTTAGTATATTTGCCTAAACGATTATACGGTTATGATACTATTTAAGAATTTCGATACAAAAATGGTTGACCTAGACGAAACCAACATGAAGGTTAAGGTAGGTATTTCAACCGTGAATTATAAAGATTCTGATGGAGATATTATCGTAAAATCGGCATATACAAAAACATTAGCGGAAAATGGCCCCACTGGAAGTGGTAGAATTAAGCACCTTTTGCAGCATTCAACCGAACACGTAATTGGCCGACCAAAGTCATTCGATTGGGATGGAGATACTCTTTACGCTATTTCAGAAATCAGTAATTCAACACTTGGAAAGGATGCCATTGAGGACTATAAACTAGACCTATTCGAGCATTCAATCGGGTACCAACCTATCAAGCAAGCATTTTCTAAAGACGATGATGCTAACATGATTACCGAGTTAAAGATGTGGGAATATAGCTCGGTAACTTGGGGTGCTAATGACAAAAGTCCTTTTATGGGATTTGTTAAGTCAATGGATAAGGAAACCCAAATCGAAAAGGTTAACAAAAGAATGGAGAAGCTAATTAATGCACTCCGCAAAGGTCACTATACAGATGAAAGGTTTGAAATGATAGACCTTGAATTGACCTTAATAAAGCAATTTTACAACGAAATAATATCACTTAAAGCGATAGAGCCGACACCTAGTGCCACTTTAGAGAAGCAAGAGCCGATAAAGCAAATAAATTTATCACAACTCAAAAATTCATTAAAATGGACGAATTAGAAATTAAAAAAATCAGTGAAGGACTGGACACCTTCAAAAAAGAAGCTAAATCGGAAATCGAAGCAGCTAAAATCGAGGCTAAAGAGGCCAAAGAAGTAAACGTTAAACTTGGTGAAGATTTGACCGAATTGAAGTCAAGACTAGACCAAAGCGAAATGCGCTCTAAGTTTATTGCCGAGAAAGCTGCAAAGCCAACATTCGGAGAAGCTTACGCTAAAGCCGTTGAGGAAAACTTCGAAGCAATTCAGAAAGTTAAGAAAGGTCAGCCCTTTAAGATGGAATTAAAGACCGTTGGCAATATGTTACTATCATCTAACCTAACAGGTGATTCAGTAGCTACTTACTCAACTAGACAGGCAATTCTCCCAAGTCAGAAAATCAACTTTAGAGATTTGATTCCTACTACTCCAAGCGCGACAGGTCTTTATGTTCAGTACAAAGAAACAGTTGGCGAGGGTGCAATTGCAGCACAAACCGAAGGTAGCTCTAAAGGTCAAATCGACTTCGACTTTGCAGAAGTGAAAATCGTTAACGATTATATCGCTGGTTTTGCTACTTACTCTAAGCAAATGATGAAGTCTTTACCTTGGGTACAAAACACTTTGCCTAGATTGTTAATGAGAAGCTTTTATGAGGCTGAAAACTCTATCTTCTTTACAGCCGTTTCAGGTGCCGCTACTGGTTCAACAACCACAGCAGAAACTGACGATGTTAAGCAATTGATTGATTACATTGCTAACCAAAGAACCGCAAAATTTGCCGCTTCTTTTGGTGTGATTTCTCATAAGCAATTAGCCCGTTTGAACAAGTTAACTTATGTTAACGGATATTACAGCGGTTCAGGTGGCGTAGTTACCGCCCCTGATGGTACAATGACTATCAGCGGTATGCCTGTTATCCCCGTTGATTGGGTAACTGACGATAAGGTATTAATTATCGACCGTGACTATCTTGAAAGAGTAGAGGTTGAAAGCCTTAATATTACGTTCTCGGAAGAAGAAGGAAACAACTTTACTAAGAACTTAATCACTGCCAGAATAGAGTGTTATGAAGACATTAACTTGATGCTTCCAACATCTGCAATCTATGCTGATTTGGGTAACCTTACCTAATATCGGATTAAATGTATAAATTAGGGGTGTAATAGCCCCTTTTTTTATGCCTAAAATAGCAGTATTTACGGTTATTCTAAATGATTACGATAACCCGAAACCGTTCTTTCAGACCGAAGGATACGACTATATTTTAATTACTGACAACCCCGATATTAGACCGAACGGATGGAAAGTAAGATTAGTGCAACCAAGCGACAGCCCGCAATTAGATTCAAGGCTGTATAAGTGGAAATCACATCAATTTCTTAGCGAATATGATTTAGTCATTTATGTAGATGCCAATTATCAAATATTGCATAGGCTTGATAAGTTAGTCGATAAGCATTTTAACGGTGGGCTATTAACGTGTAAGCATGCGAACCGCTTTAATGTATGGGCAGAGATTGACAGGGTTAAAGAGCTAGGAGCGGAAAGCGATATTAATCTACAAAGGGCATACAAACTATTTAAGGATAACGGATATAAAGGGGATAACGGCCTATATCAAAACGGGTTCTTTATTCGTGACCATAAGAAAGAAACCAACGGATTTTGCGAGCTTCTTTATTCTTTGTTGGAAGGCTTTACATATCGTGACCAGATAATGTTACCTTACTTACAATGGAAAACAGGCTTTAAAGTAGAGGCCTTTAGTTACTCGGTGGTTCTGCAATTGCTAACACTTCATAAGCACAAAAAAAAAGAACCGTTCAAAGTATGGCATATTGTGCCAGCGTCAGGGGATAAGGATTTAGGCGGTGCAATTAATATGCAGATAGAACCGATTCCCGATAATGACTGGATTTGTTTAAGGGATGGGGACACTATGTTTTTACATTCTGATTGGCCTAAACAGATAGAAGATATTATAAGCAAGCATGGTAACGAGTTTGATTTAATAGGCTGCAAAACAAATCGGCTCGGGTGTAAATGGTTACTTCATAACGGGGTGGCTAGCCAAGACCCTAATGTATTAAATCACTATCAGATAGCGGTCGATTTACACGATAAGCACTATTCCGATGTTGAATACCTAGATAATACATTAGCAGGGTTCTTTATGTTATTCCCTAAAAAGACTTGGAACCGAACACGATTCCCAGAGGGACTATTTCACCAAAACAAGTTTATAGATTTCATGTTCTCGCATGAGGTGTACAAGTGGGGGCGGATAGGACTAGCTAAAGGGCTTTACATCTTCCATTTCTACCGATTCAATAAAAATATTAAGGATATAAGCCATTTGATTTGAATTGTGTATATTTGCTTAAACGATTATACAAATGCAAGTTGAAGTTATTAAATCATTTATTTGTGGCGTGACTAAGAAACAATATTTCAAAGGTGATGTAGTGGATTACTCTGACGATGTAGCGGAAAGAAGGGTAAATAAAAATAAGGTTGCCAAGTTTAAAGAGGGCAAAGAAGAGTTAACCACTAAAGAGGAAAAATTTAATCATACCACTAAGAAAAAAGGAAGGCCGTTTAAATCATGAGAGTAGATTTAATTAATGTTTTGCCCGAAGATTTGCCAGTTAGCTTGTTAGAAGCTAAGGCGCACGTACGTATTGATTACAATAAAGAGGATGATTTAATTAACGACTTAATCAGAACGGCAACCGAGTACGTAGAAAAATACACTGGTCAAGCATTAATTACCCGTGAAATAACAATGGTTGTTAATAAATGCAGCGATGAAGAACTAGATTTATTGTATTCCCCGATTGTAGCTATTGATAGCGTTTCAATTGCTGATGGTGTTTCAAGTGGTGCAGAAACTTACACCGCTACTACAAACTACGTTTTGAGAGGCATTAAAGATAAGTGGATTGATATTAGTGCGACTGATGTAAAGGTTGTTTATGATGCAGGATATGGAACCGCTGCCGATGTGCCGCTACTATTTAAAGAGGCTATCTTAAAGATGGTTTTCGATATGTGGGAGCACAGAGGGGAAAGCGTAACGGGCACAATATCACAATACACAAAACAAAGCATTGCAAGGCTATTATATAGCCATAGAAAGACGATATTATGCTAGATAGGTTAATAACTATACAGCAAGAAAACAGCACCCGTGATGCGATGGGAGGCATGACTAGTGTATATGAAGACCTATTCGAAACATGGTGTACTATGTACCCAATGAAGGGGAATAAGCTTCTTCAATTCAATCAGATTAGAAGTGGTTATCCGTACATTATCACCATGCGAAAGAATTTAGATAATGCAGTAAACGAAAAGAACCGCATTAAATATACAAAGGACGATACCGATTTGATATTAGATATTCACTCGGTTGTGGAGATAGAAGAGAGGGGATTTTGGTTGGAAATTGTAGCGGTTCGAAATACATGAAATTAGTAGGCTTGGCAGCTTTTCGAAATGACCTTAAAAAGCTTAGCGATGATAAGCAAACTAAAGTAGTAGGTGCTTTGAATATGACAGGCTTAGACATTCAGAGGGTAGCTACTAAATTTGCCCCTGTTAATAAGCAAGTCGGAAAAGGTGGAGGGGTTTTAAAGAACTCAAATACATTTGTAGCCTCCACTAAGAATGACCCGGTGATTCAGGTAGGGAATAAAGTAAAGTATGCGCCTTACATGGAATTTGGAACGGGTACAAAAGTGAAAGTACCTAAAGGTTATGAGGATTTAGCAAGGAAGTTTAAAGGTAGAGGTATTAGGAAGGTGAACATTAAAGCAAACCCGCCATATCTGATACCGAGTATTGAACTTAACACCCCGAAATTGATTGCACGTTTAAAAAAGATATTTAGTAAATGAAAAGCCCCGCAATACCATTATTAGAAGCCTATGCAACGGCCTTGCATGAAACGATAACGGTTAGCTCGGTGCCTATCCCTTACTACATAGCACCTCCAGAAGGTACTGGATTAAATTATATCATTTTAAGGGATTTAAACGCTGTTCCCGATGATGATAAACAGACATTAAGCTATTCGGTCGATATACTTTTGGAGGTTATTACAAGCAATAAAGGAGGCAATAGTAGCCCCGTAAATGCAGCCGATATAATAGATGGAATATTTAATATCATTATCACAAAAGGGGCGGGTTTTGTAAGTATGGCGCCCGATTGGAACTTGAATAAAAGTAGGTTGGTAAGCCAAACAATGTTACCACCGGAAAGAACAGAAAGCGAAACAATAGTAAGAAATGCAATTTTAATTAATCACTTTATAGAAGAGTTATGAGATTAGGATATTTTGAAACTACTCATCATTTTATTACTGATATTAATACATGGGGTATTCTTTGTAAAGAGATTTACCCTATTGACATTAAATATACATTTAACAGAACTTGTGAGGTTATTGCATTATCTGAATTATTCGATGATGTTAAAGAAACAGAAATGACGCCTCATTATGAAATAATGATAACCACAAATGAAGATAAAAGTCACACAATAAAAGCAAATAAATTATAAGATGGCAAAAATAAACGGAACCTCGATGAGCATCACAATAGAGGGCACTACAATTGATTGTGTAGTGGATGCAACATTAGAAACATCAAGAAACCTGTTCGATACATCTTGCAAAGATGATTTAGGATGGGCTACACATGGCCAAGGTCAGGGAAGCGGAAGCGCTTCTGGTAATGCACGTGTTGATTTTTCCGCTACAATGGGCTATCAGGAGTTAGTCGCTTTATTGATTGACAGAACGGCCATTGATGAGCTTATTTTTACCTCTGATACCGTTGGGGGGTTGGTTGTAACTTGTGCTGCATCTGTTGCATCGTTGACATTCAATGCACCTAATGAAGATTCGGCCACATTTGATTTATTTGTTCTGGCATAGGTAATCCTTGTGCCTTAAATCCCATCA